GTAAATATGAATAGTAGAATATCCGCCGGCACACGTTATTGCAAACAATTTTGCATATGACAGCGGAAATGAGAACGAACGCTTCGTTGTGTTTGCGTTATATATCCACTGTCTACTAATACGTTACTGATATCCAGGTAAAAATCAGATTCCCGGTGTATTGTTGCGAACTTCCGGGGTCAAACGCAGTGATATTAAATCCTGTTTTTGACTCGTCTTTAACATATATCATTCTATACGCGCAGCTTAATGCTTTCGGCGTATACTCAATACTAGAAGATATTGGGAATGTAACTGTTCTGTTCGAATTATTGTTATTAATTCCCCACTGTCTAAATACCAGCCATAATTAAATAGAAATCAGGCGCTGAGATATTAATTGTTGAATCACGCGTATCTTTATACACCACAATTTTTGACGCACTCGGCGAGTACACACTAAGCGGAATCGAAACATCGCCATAAGTAAAACTTTCGTCTAAATCTATATGAGTGATTGTACAAAACAGTAACATTGACATGCTTAGCTGCGGTACAACATCAATACTTTTTACCCCGGAATTAATATTGCTTTTTATCCACTGTATAATTAAGCCGCCGTAGTTTGGCCCGAGGCTGATATACCCGTTCGTATCGATGAGACCGGTTATTCCGAGCTTTTCGTTAGTGAATTTTTTGCCGCTCCATGTCACGTCGCTGCCGCTTGCGAATTTGCCAAACAATGTTGAGATGGAAGCAAGGTTAGTCGCTGGGTCAGTTTTCCAGTCTGTAGTTCCATTTGCAGTTTTGATTTGTCTAGCAAGCCCGGACATGAGGTTTGTGAGCGTATCCGTGTTTGTTGTCTGATTGTGCGTATCGTTTACAGTAAGCGACAAGTTACTATGAGCAGATGCGTTTTTGTTATGCGCATCTAAGTTCGCAAGTGTAGCGTATTGAGAATTACTTATTACTGCAGTAATATTCGCCGAGCTGCCAAAAACTATCGTAATCTCAAATGTGTTGTTGTTGATTGCTACTTCTGTTTTTGGCGGCATATAGTCAGCATAAGTAGCATCGGCATATCCGAAAAGTTTTGCAGTCCCGGAAGTGTCGACTTTCGCAAAAACGCCGATTTCACGAGCAAAGAATCCCGTGTCAACCATCGTGTTGTCCATTACCGCTGTTATTACGCAGGTACCGCTTGACGCTTTTGTTTTGTCGATTTCGTTAATCGTGCATTCGAGACATTTGTGTTTCAGCGCTTTAAAATTAATTACATTATCAGAGCTCGAAACGACGCCGTCGCCGAGCTGCACAGATGTGAAAATTAACGGTGTAGATGTATTCAAGCTTTCTATAAGCATCGCCTGACCGTCTACGGTTGGTAATATATTGTTGAATTTGCTCATTAGTATCTCCTTTTAACTATTGATATGTGTCGTACTGTATGTATGCACAATGCCGCCGATATACACATTACTTTTGGCGTCTTTGATGTCAATTTGATGTGCTGGCGTGATGCATGTAATCGTGTTTTGCACGATGTATCCGCCGATATATACAGACATGTCTGCCCATATTTTATGCGATATAATACACGTAAGATGCGCCGGCTTATATACGTCTATTATTTTACGTACTTGAGCTGCGTTTATCGCAGTTGCTAAATCGACACGTATGACATTCGGGGCAACGTTTTCGACTACTGTCGCATCATTCGTCGGTACAACGCTGTTAACAAGCGTATTGATTACTTTTAGCGTTACTGTCCCGATTCCTTGTATTTTTAATTTTAGCCGTTCACGTCTGACTTGATATCCGTCGCTGTCATCGTGTGTCAAGCCGTATATGCGTTCCCAGTCGTCAAGTCCCCAAGTTGCAGTCTCAACGAAGAACTGCTTGGCTATATCGATGAGCAGCTGCCGTTGTTTCTCATGCTCTGTACTAAGAGATTTTTGAGCATCTGAAAACACTGGATCGCTGGCTAAAAATGCTGGCAGATAACGCATCAAATCTACCGCATTCGTTCGTAATAATTCAAATATCATGTAAGCGTCACCGTCCCGAGCGTAGCTATTTCACTATTCGCGATTGAAATGTTAGAAGTTCCGCTGTTAAGTTGCAAGTCGGTGTAGTCGTCGGCCCCGGCATCAAGCAGTAATGATCCAATTTTAGCGAGCGATACCGTTGTCCCGTCAGCCGTTGCCGAAACGATGATGCGTTTTTCAAGAGAAATAAAATAATCTTGTACAGACGTCTTAAACGCATCAATATCGTAGCTTCCAGATGCGTTCGCAGCAATATTAATTACTTTTGTTTCAGCAGAAACGACAGTCACGATTGCACCGACAGGCCGTACCGATTCGATATATGATTTTACTTTTTCAACAAGTGTGCTGCTCGCTGCTTTGTAGTCGCTGTCTACAATTATTACTTTTACTGTGCCCGGGCCGTTCCACGTCGGCAACACTTTCGCACCGCCGACGCCGGCCACGCCTGTGGCCCATTCGAGGTAATGATATACGTTTCCGGATGTTCCCGGTGTTCTGACATGAATGAGATACCGTGCAAGCAGGTTTTCGTCTGTTTCCTCGTCGTATCCGTCGTGCATAGCCTCGGCGTTAGTAACGCTTGTTATTCCCGGGATACTCATCGGTATGACTGTAATCGTTCCGGCTTGTACGTTTCCGACAGATCCGGACACTGTTGCTTGTACTGTAACGTCCGTGCTTGATCGTACGACCGTCTCTGCCATCGTAGAAGTAGAAAAAGAAATGCCGGCCGTCGTTGAGAATTGGCTACCGGCTGGCAGCGTTCCATTGCCTTTTACAGTAACAGTACCGACAGCCGTAACGGCATTTTTTCTAATTATCCCTGATTCAGCGCAGCGCATTGTAAGATATTCGCCGAAGCTGGTATCGGCAAACGCTATTTTATACGCTTGCTCCATTTCTGCTTCAATCTTCGCGAATTCTATACTGTTAGACGACAGCACGTCATAGTCAAAAGTACCTTCGAATTTACTAGCATCTGATGTGCTGTATTCTTGAAGCTCTGATAATATGTCTTCTTGCTCTCGTGCTTCATACATTAATGTTCACCTCGCCGTATATCGTGCTTAAGCTAATATCAACTGTTACGCTAACGCCGTCACGCGTAAATTCTACGCTGTTAATCGATTTGATGTACGGATTTACCATCAGGCATTCAATAATGACGCGCTTAAGCTCGCTGTATCGTTGCTGCACGCCCATGACCTTTCCGATGAACGGTCTTAATTCAATACCATACTGCCAGCTGTACGCCAAGTATCTGAAGCGTTCTGTACTTAGCGCTTTGTAGATCCATATTTTAATTGCTTCGTCACCTTCGACGATAACGTGATTGCCGTTGCCGTCGTAAACGAAATTGTTCGTTTCAAAGTCCCAGGCATATTCTTTCGGAACTGGCAGATCCTCGTCGTACGTAGTTGCCGTCATTCCGATGAATGGATATTCTTCGCTCATAGTTTCACCACCCTGCCAGTTATGTGATACAACTGCTCATTTTGGCCATATATCGGGTCCACAGAAACAAGGTCGCCTACGCGAAGCGTATCCGTCCACGTTTCGTCATTGTCTATCGGATGATTATGGCTTTCGTATTGTGCGTCGCCAGAGCCACCAGCGCGGTTTGAGGTCTCGCCGACCATATGCCGTGTATAGCCGCTTAGCAGACTATCTGTCACATATAGCTGATCATGCGTCAAGACAATATTGTTAAGCTTTACTTCGAGATTTGGCGGCGGATTTACAACAATTCCTATCTGCTTGCCTCGCGGCAGCTCATCTTGTGCTATGCCGTGCATGATATCTACCATCTTAGATGCCGATACGGATGCGGATGGTATCTTATTTGTTGCCAATGCTATCACTCCTTACACACGACTGGTTTTAATAATCTTAGATGGTGTTTGGCCAATGTTATATATACCGCCTTGGCCGACTCCACCGGCGCCGTTATTAGCGCTTGAGTTGTTGCCAACATACGTGCCATTTCCCGCGTAGATAACTACATGCTGATTGTTTTCGTACACAACGCAATCGCCGACTTCGAGATTTGATTCATCGAATGGTATTACACTTCCGTCTGGTGCGCTAGCTACTAGAGAATCAACACCGGCCGTTCCGGCGTTGCATTGTGCGCATAGATACGGGCTGTAATACGATCCGATTCGTGTAGCTGCTTCGACACATCCCTCAGTGCCGTCCGGCATCGTAACACCTTCCCATGCTGCGTATCCTTGGCTAATGCCTTCGGCTACATTTGCATTACCTTTGCCTATCTTCCCTTTTTTCTTCTGCTTAACTTCTTTCGGCTTTTCTTCTTTATTCATAATGTTCTCGAATTCGATTTCAAGCTTCATGAAATGCATGCCGTTTTCGAAAGTGTGCGTATCTGATTTTACCCAGAATTTCCCGGTAAGCTCCGTTAGAATATCCTTTATCTGAATAGAATATGATGACTTGATACGATAGTCGCCAAGCATATCTAGTACTCCGGTTCTGTCTGCACCGTGAAACATCTTGTTAATTTCTTCTTGCGCATTTTCATTCGGGTTCGTCTTATATACGTCTTGCACTATAGAGTATTTCTGTATCCACTCGTCTTTCGTCTGATACCCGATTATATTCCCCTGCTGGTCCGTAACCATTATCTTATCGATGACGTTTTCAATTGATTCACGATATTTGCTGTTCTCGATATTGATATACTGATCAGCAGAGAATCCGTCTATCAAGTCACCTTTTTTGATAACGTCTAGCGAATCGCCGTTCATGACCGTGTGATACAATACGTCCGGATCATCTTTGTTCGTTTTAGCAGCATTGATTTGTTTCGCCGCTTCGGTGTATGCGATCATTATGATCTGATACCCGGTTTTTTCTGGTGCCGTAAATGTTACTTTCTTTCCGGTTTCAGCTATCTTACCGGTCTTTACGCCCAGCTCATCACATATTGCTTTTGCAACGTCTTCCGCCAGCATGTCCGTGAATTTGCGTGTAGTCTTTGAGCGGCAGAGGATAAACAGATTGTCATAACAAGTGACGTGAATTTTAGACGCTTGCGTGTCTTTTTCGATCTCATATACATTTCCTTGGAATTGCAGTGTACCGCTTTCATCGTATCCGCATATTGTTTCGCCGTTATTAATGACATAATTCGGGAGATTAGGATCGCGGCTGTCTTGCACATAGTCAAATTCAAGTCTGCGTGCTACTTGCAGCCGCGACCCTTCCCATGTCGTCGTTCCGCATACGAGATTTGATAGATCCGTAAGTACCGGCGTTGATTTCGTTGTTTCGTTCCCGTTGCTGTCTTTTACGGTTTCCGTTTTGATTGTTTTATGCTTGATAATCATAGCGTCACTTTACTTTCAGCTTCTTAACTTTACTTAGATTGTTGATGGCCAAGTCTTTGATGTCGTTACTTTCAACTATGCGCCGCCATTTGCTGTACTTTCCATATGCTTTTTTGGCCGCGTCCATTACGTCTGAACCTTTTTGCCACAGCGTTGCTTGTGTCGGCGTCGTCGTCTCTGTCGGTCTGTCTTTCAGACCTGTCGCATCTTCCACCGTTTTTCCGTCGTTGCCCGTAGGCGATGTATTGAACTCTTTGTATTCCGTCAATGATAGCGAAAAATATATATCACGACTTCCGTCTTGCTCGTTGTACTGCATGTCCATTATGGCCATTGACAAGTTTACCGGTGTGTCTGTGATAATGACACGCACCGGCTTGCGAGTCTCTTTCCATTTTTTTAGCAGCTCGATACATTCCGTCGGCGTTTTGCTGTCGCCTACGACGAAAGGATATTCATGATCCGGAAGCGGGAAAAAAGAAGAAAAAGAAAGTGTACGCAGCTTCGGCATGCCAAAAATAAGCATTTCCCCGAGCTGCGTAATATCTACTACTTTATTCTTTTGACTGTCTGATATTGTGTATTTTGTCGGCGTAACCGGAAGTGTAAGCGAATCCGTAGAGCCCTCTATAATGACTTGTCGGTTTGTCGTCCCGTTTCCGTCAGAGAATATATCAGACAATAATTCGATCGCGTTACCGAGCTTACCTATGCCCATTAGAAGCCACCTCCGTAATTAATCGACCCTTGGGATATAAGTCGCGCTAATTTATACGCGATCTTATCAATGTCGGCATCTTCTCTGACCGTAAATGTATTCCCGGTAACGGTAACGGACGGTGCTCCTGTGCTGCCATATCCGGCAAGCTGCTTTTCCAGCATTTTTCGTGTTGTAGCTGCTGGATATACGCGGCTTCCCGACGGCAGGTCGACTATTTCGCCGCCGTGTTCGTTAATTTGAGACCAACCTCCCGGGGCAAATTCGGTGCCGGTAGCGAAGCTATGCTCCGACATGTACGACATGTTGCTGCTAAGACTGCCGCCTACGGACGGCATATGAATATTGGATGCCATGCTTTGAATAGATTCCCATGCGTTTGATGCGTTAGATTTTAATGGCCCCCATACGTTATCATTAAACCAGTTTACAACCCCGTCCCACGCGCTTTCCGAAGCACTAACGGCGTCGTTGAATGCTCCTTTTATGTCATTTCCCATGGATTCGGCGCCTTGGCTAATGCTATTCCATGTATTGCCTATCCAGTCGCCAAGATTACCGATATACTGATTTGCGGTTTCACAGAAGCTGTTGAAAGTCTCGCCCCATTCAGCGTTTTTAGCGCTCATCGTCTGACTTATAAGATTAAGTCCATTGTTAACCCAGTCTTTAAAACCAGTCCATGAGTTAGAAAGATTATCCGTTGTAGCCTTAAATGTGTCGCTCCATTCAGCGTTTTTAGCGCTTAATTGTTCACTAATCTTGTCAAATGCTCGCGCAGATGATTCACTTAACTGGTTCCAGTTCTCGCCTAATGCTTCGCCAAACTTTTCGCCACCGATCGCACCACCAATGCCACCAACAAGGCCACCAATAGCCGCCCCCGGGATTGCTCCGATTCCACCAAATGCCGAGCCGATAGCTCCGCCTCCCAGTGCGCCTAATTTAGCGCCAGCAAACATTCCTGCAAGACCGCCAATGCTTCCACCGACAGCAGTTTTTGTACGCTGCGAGTTATCATAGTCGACTTGCTTTTGTGTCTCTTCATCATCCCCGGCGTACTTATCTGATTCCGCTTGATTCTGATCATACGCATCGTATAGATTGTAGCCAGCAGCAGCCACGGCAATGGGGGCTGCGAAGCGTCCCAGCATCTTAGCCCCACGGCCAATCTTTCCCATCACTCCGCCGGCCGCCACGCCGCCAGCAGTTCCTGGAATCGACCCGCCTGTTGTAGCAGGACCGCCGGAAGTTGCAGGGCTGGACACGCTCTTGCCATTAACAATGACGTTTGTAGCATTCACTGCCATGTCTTTTTTAGCAACGTCACCGATTGTGCTGGTGACTTTCGAGCCGCCAGTAGAGCCCCATTTTCGGTAAATGTCATACGGCAATTTAGCGATACTGCCTATGCTTTTTACCGCGTTCATGCCTAACTTTCCTATTTTAATAGCCGCGTAAGCTTCAACAAGCTTAGATACAAGACTTGCCGTTTTTCTAAGTTCGTTTTGATGATCCTTGAATACTCCTGCCAGGTATTGAAATTCATTGGTAACTTTCGGTATTATTTCATCAGCAACAGGGAGGAACGCTGCAGCAAAAGCAAGCCCAAGCTGCTTTGTTTCTCCTGTTAATTCCTTCATTGATATATATGCTTTGTGGCTTTCGTTCGGATCAAGTCCAACGCCTTTGATATGACTAGCAACTTCTTTTGCTTCTGCAAGGTTTTCTAAAATAGGGATCATGGCCATGCCACGGTTGCCGAGAATTTGCTGTACGAATTCTTCGTCTTTGCCTTCTTCGGACGCCTTTTTATATCCTTCGGCTAATACATCCAGCTGTTTTGTAAATGGCAGCAGGTTGCCGTTAGCGTCTTTTAGATCTATCCCGTATTGCTGCATCATTACCTGCGCGTCAGACATGTTTTTGCCATTTTTAGAGAATTTAGAATCGACGTTATTCATTGTCTTTGCGAATGCATTAACGTCAACGTCAGCCGCTCCCAACATTCTCGACAAATACGCAGCTTCGCTAGCAGGTACGTGTAACTTATCTTTTAACTTGTACACCGATTCGCCGGCATTGATAGCAGATTCGGCAAGCTTAAATACGCCAAAACCGCCGGCGGCTACCATGGCGCCGTTAGCTACAGCGCCGGTAATAGCTCCGCCGGCCCCGCTGATGCGGTTTCCTATTTCAGTCTTAGCGTATATAGTCGTCGTGTAAGCTCTTGACGTCAGCGCGCTCAATTCGGCTTTAGCCTTGGCAATAGTGGGCGTGATAGAATCGCGGGCCGTCAACGTTACAGACTTAGTGCCGCGGATGCCGTCTAACGACCGCTTTACGCCAGATATCTTTGATGTTAACGTATCGGCGGATGCCCCGGTTACCGCAAATGACTTTGCAACAGAAGCACTTGCTACGTTTGCTGACTTCATTCCCTGTTCAACGCCACTAATAGCTGTTTTAGCATTTTTCATTCCGCCAGTAAGCTTATCTTTGAATTCCAGCGTTGCACTTAATACGTAGTTTGACCGGCTCATAATTTCACCCCCCTGCTAGCTATAATTGCTAATTCTTTCCTTGTCTCTAAGTCTTTCTCCATTGCTGCATGACAGAAAAGTTTTTCTGTATCGTTCAACGAGAAAAAATATTCTAATGTGTGCCCGCTGAGGAGCAGGTAAGCCGCCGTAGCGGCTTCTGCATCCTCATTTATTAGTTTTTTAGTTCTTTATGGATTTGCGTTTTGAGGCCTTTACCGTATCCGGCAGCGTCAATGATAGCTTTGCTGATAGATGTAATTTCCCCATAGTCAAAGAGGCGATCAACAATATCAGTAGGTTCTACGCAGCCATATGCTTTTTGAAGCCCGCTGTCTTTGATATTCGGTTCTACTACAGAGTTGATGATCAAATACTTGTCAGCTTCGCCGTTTTCATTATCCATGTCGTTTGCTTCCATTACAATCGACCGCGATGGTTTCTTAATCGTAATAACGCCAACAGACGTCTCAATATCAATCATTTCCTTTTTTCTTGCTTTGATTTTTTCTTTCTGTTTGATAAGATCTTGAATGCTTACTGCCATGTATTATCACTCCTATTCAACTGTTTCGATGAACGACGCGTCTTCCGGCGTAAATCCGAACGGAAATTCTTTTTCGACTACTTTTCCTTTTTCGAACGTCATTAAAACGAGGTCGTTAAACCATACATTATCAATACTGCAACGTTCTTTTTGTCCGTCTACTGCGTCCGGATCGTCAATCAACCCGACGAGTGTAGCCCGCGGATCATGACCGTTTTTCCATTCTTCAAGATACGTGTTAATGTTACGATTAACAACGCTTTTAATAGTGAACGATCCTTCACCTTTTAGCGATGTTATTTTAGAATCAACGCTGTTACCGATCAGAACGTCTTCACGGTTAGCTGTTACTTTTGCATCAAACTTGCTGATCTCAAACAGTAACTCACCGTCCCACCATACGCTTCCGTGGCTTCCGTTCCAGCGTCTCCGGCCGCGATATTTTACATCTTGCGATGCTCTTGACATTAGCTACTCCTCCTTACATCGTGAAATTAATCGTTAAATCTTCCATAGCGTTTACTGGTTTTACAGACCCGGCCAGCACAACATGCGTGCCGGTATTGTACTGTCTGATTTCCATAACCGTCATCGTTGCCGTATCTTCGCCGTGAAGCTTAGCATAATTGGACTGGTACTCTTCATCAATATCAACGGTATTATTACCGTCACGGTCAAGCACATTGCCTTTGATTTCGTTGAAATACACGCCGATAGCCGAGATAAACAACATCTTATGATCGTAGTCATTGATGTATTTACCGACATAATATTTTTTGAATGTATCGCGGATGTCATCTGTAATCATGTCGACTGCTTCGATAATCTTGATGTATCTGAAATCCTCGCCTTTGTCCGTCGTGAACGTTGTGAGACTGTTGCATGCGCGTGCGATCTTAACGCCGTCCCCGTCCTGCTCATCAATCAGAAGCAGCTCACCTTTATCGATTAGTGTGTCGATGTCTTCATATACTTCAACGCTTTCGACTTCTGTAAGCTTGAAATATGTAGCGCTGCGATCCAGTGCCAATCCGGCAAGAATGCCGGCAATACGTGCAGTATATTGAACTGCTGTGTACGTTGTATACGTAGCATCGCCGTTAGTATCTGTACCTGTTTGCACTTTGATGTTGTTCGTGCAGAAATTAATAACGCCTTCAAAATCTGACGCTTGTTCAGCCAGCACCGCTTTGAATGTTTTGCGTTTGTTGTTTCGCATTGTTTTTATCCAGCTCGCAAGATCTGTCTGTTCTTGCGTCGTTGCCGTCGGTGCGCAAACGTAGTTCCATTTGATGCTTGCGAGAATCTTAAGCACATTTGCCTGCGTTACCTGCGCGCCTTCTACCGATGCAAGCGGTATCGTATATACGAGAACTCGCAGCGGCGTACCAAGCAAGCATTTTTTAATCAAGTCTATATTTTCATCAGTTATGCCGCTTGCCGGAATGTCCGTAACGTCATTGATGGTGTAATTGTTCATTACATCTTTTGTTTCATTGTGCAGAATCATCGCTACTATGCCAGTTGCCGAGCGATGAATGGATGTAATCCCTTTCGTTCGGAAATTGATGTATACCTCCGGCATGCCGAATAATTCTTGTTCACTTGCCGCCATATGTTATTCCTCCTCTGTCCAATCTTCGTTGTTTATTCGCAGCCCCAGTGTCTGCATGAGTTCGTACTTGATGCCGCCGACTTCTTCATCTGTGAACGCATCCGTGAAGACAATCGCAAAATCATAGTGCAAGACGTCGTCAACGAAATTAATGTCAGCGCTGTCGATGTATATGTATCTTTTTCCATCAAGCTCCAGCGTTGGTCGTATCAGCAAATCGAGCGAATCGGCTACATCATATAATGTTGACCTCTTTATGCGCCCGTTTTCGTCTTGCGGCAAAAAGAACGTAATGCCCACGTCTATTGTCCTGTCGGAATACACATCGTCAACGGAATTGACGCTCGGTGTAAATTCGACATAAAAATAAGGTCCTTCGGCTTTTTCTACGTTGTCGAAGTGGACCTTGTAATCCGGATATTTGCTTTTTAGCAGTCTGTATATCGATGTCTTGATGCTCGTAAGTGCAATCACTTATTAATCAGTCCTTCCACGAGCTTACCGGCGTCGTCGTTAAAATGCTCCTGCTGTTCTCGAAATCCGTGTTGCAGCATCTTCTGGCCGGTAACGAAACTGTTGCCGCCACGCGTACGATGGCCAAATTCAACATGAGCAGCATAATCAGTGTTGTTGTACACGTCTACTTTTCCGTCTGCTACTTCTGATTGATGCCAACCATTGCGCAGCTGCCCGGAACCAGCGTCAATCGCAGGATCACCGACGGGAGTTTTTTCTTTGACGCGTCCTTTCAGCAGTTCAGCTTCTTGTGTCAAAAACTTGTCTCTTACTTCCGGCAGATCGCTTGCAATGTGATTTAATTTGTCCATTAGCGCCTTGGCGCCAACCAATTCGTCTGACATTATGCATCCACCTTCTTATGTGCCGGTACTTCCTGATGCGTCGGATATAGAAATGCCTTTCCGGCGTTAAGCAAGAAATGCTGGCCGTGCCCGGTTATTACCTTGAGTATGTCGTTGGGCTGTATATCATATTGCGTATCGCAGCACACGCGGTAATCAATCTGCAGCTGCACGTTTCTGTCGGCCACAGTCATTACTTCCGGCGTTTTCTGCGCCAGCTTGCACGGTATATCTGTATAGACGGCCGTTGGAACATAATCATCGTCGTCGTTGGCCGTATTCGGCATGTTTCTAAGCACCGTTACCCGGTCGTAATACATAATGTTGTTCAGCAGGCTCTTGGCTCTCGCGTAATTCATTAGTGCCTCACTTTTCTGTACAAGTTAAGCTTCGGGTACAGCGATTTAAAATAAGCGTCGCTGATAAGCTGCGTGTTGTCCTCGTCTGACACCGCAAATGTGAATGACGTGTCATCCATCGTTAACGATTTCACCGGCGCGCCACCGGCCGCGTCTGCTTCGTCGTCTATCCTTTTTACAATGGCATCGACGGCCGTATATACCAGCGCATTCGGAAAATCAGTGCGATGACAATAATCAAGCATGTCAACTACCAGCTTTTCGATATAGAAATGTATTGCGCCGTCTATTTCTAGCATTGGTTTGCATACTGACAGTTTTTCCGTAATGCTCTGTACTGCTTCTTCTTGCGTCACTTATTTCGCCTCCTCTACAAATTTGTTGTACCACTGCTGGTAGTTCATATTACCGGACACGCGTGTCGACTGATTGCTTTTCCCGTTTCGTGCCCAACGTTTGCCGTTGTTTCCGTCCGGCCCTATAACGGCTGCAATTGTTGATCTGCAATTGGGATGAAGCGGCGGCACGTTTTCGCCCTGTTTCGCCTCTGACACCAGGAATATTTTATGATCATGCTGCCGGCAAATTTGAGACGTATGAAAATCGAGCGTCGCAATGAATTGGACATACTCAAGTCCGGATGACTTGACGCTGTCCAGCTCGGCCTTATTTTCCACATAGTTGAGTTCTGTACGTACTAGTCTTGTAGAATTGCTTTGTGCTACGCTCATGCGATCGCTTATTTCCGTCGACAGCTGCTGAACGCTGGTGCCTTGATGCACGGCAGTTACGACGCGATCCTGTATTTCTTCTGCCAGTTTGCCAGTATTACTCCATATACGCTTGCTGTAGTTTTTTCCGGACCACGGCGTACGCAGTACCTTTTCCATTTCCTTCTCTGACACTTTCGATACTGGAAGCTGTGAATGCAATCGCGTACTTACGTCATACAAGTTTCGGTAATAGCAGTCTTTGTACGCATCAGTCAAGAAGCTGTCCATGCCAGTGCCTACTTTACGGCCAACATTATCGAGCTCTTTCAACGTTTCGCTGTACAGCTTATCTAGTCTTGTTATGCGGCTACGCATAGCCAACGTGTTTAGTTCGCGCAGAAGCCCAGGGCTGTTTGTCTTCTTTATTTTTTCTACATACGTTTCGATATCCATCCGCCACTGCCGGTACTCTTGCCCTTGAATAAGCTGCCTTGCTTCTTCAATTGACAGCTTGTTATCTTTTGCAAATCTGCCGTACAGGGCGGCGATATCTGTTTGAATTTTCCCCAACGATTCGCGATAATACTGCGCGAGTTCTTTTTCTATTGTTGACTGGCTCTTTGAAAACCATTTATTTTCTCTCTCTTCGGCTCGTTTCTGCCAGTATTCATCGCTCGTCATTGGTAATCACTCCTTATCCAAGCTTATGCTTTAATGCTACCAGTCGGATCTGCTTCGGTTCATATACACGGGCCCAGTTTGTTGCATCAGCGAGTTCTGCGCGAGTAGGCGACTCAACGGCCGCACGTACTTTGTTCTGCCATGCCACTCCACGCGGATGCATAATGAAGCAATGACGGTTATACAGCATATTAACACCAGCGCCAACATCCGGATCACGTCTTGTTTCAGTCTGTACGAAATCAACCGGAGAACCTTCGCCGAATGCAACGGCCCCTTGGCCAAACAAGTATGTCGTGTAAACGCCGCCGTCCACGGGGCATCCGTCATCAACAACAACCCGGCGGCCTTGATATGTATCGAATTCTACGTCTGTAGAATCTCGTTCTGTAGCAATGAGGTTCTGCTGTTTGAGATACGTTTTAGTAGCAGAATGCATCGCGACCGCTGTAAGCTGGTCTTGCGCATCACCAAGAAGCTGCAAAGCGTTCATGAATGTCGTTGCAGAAATGTTAGCTGCTTTCCCAGTACCGCCGGACACATCAAGTACATGATCCGTCATCGTAGTGCTGCCGAAAATACCGGACAAGATACTGATAAGTTCTTTCTGATACTGTCGTGCCCAATACCCGGCTACCAAATCGCCGATAGCACGCATCGGATCGGATCCGGCCAACGCACCGGACAAATCTGTTGCGGACCATTTCTGCTGCCGCATGATTGTCGTAGACACGTCTTTGTTAGACGTGATCTTCTGAAATTCAATCGTTTTACCTTCTTCGATGTTCTGCGAATCACCGGTCAGGTCTTCAAAGAACGGCATGTTATGTGTACGCGCTGCTTCACTTGCAAGCGAAGTAAATTCTGGGCTTGTAGTGATAATACCCGATTGATACAGTGCTGACAATTCCATTGTTCTGTTAACTACATAGGGATTAAAGAGCTCGGGGACGATGACGTCCGCTAAAGTTGTTCCTGGCATTTGTTATACCTCCTAAATTTTAACCCCGGCTTCTGTTGCCATTGCTCTGGCCTGCTCGGGGCTATCTCGTAATAATTTACCTTGTTCCGTTAGATTAAACGTGTCTTTTGCAAACGGATTGGTTACAGTGCTGCCACCTTGGCCGCCATTCGGTTTGTAATCACCCTTGCCGCCCGGCGCACTACTCTTAAATAAAAACGGCTTACTGGCTTTTAACGCCGTAAGCTGTTCGTCCAATCCGGTGACTTTTCCATCTTCACCTAAGATGAGTTTTGATTCGTCGAAGAGGCCTGATACAATATCTGCATCTTGTGCAGAATCAGCAATGGCGATCTTAATAGCCGAACTAAGCTGCAAAGCTTTGATTTTATCGTTGGCCTGTTTCTGCTGCTCTTTGTTCGTCGTTTGAAGCGTTTCTATTTGCTTCTTCAATTCTTCATTGTCGCCAGTGTTCTTTTTGATCTCTTTCAGCTGCGTATCGCGTTCTGCGATTTGTTCAGACAATGTTTGCTTTTCTTCATTGACTGTGTTGAATCGAGACTTTGTGACATACTCGCCGTCCAAGTATGCCTTTAGTTCCGTGACGGCTTCACTTTGTTTGTCTTCTGCGATCGCTAACTTTTGTGATACGAATTCTTCTATTGTCATGTTTTCTCCTTTTCCGGTTTTTACCGTGGTTACCTGCCACGAGCGGATGTTACTAACTATTTAATTTCTTCCGTTTCTTTCGCTTCTGCTGTTACTGTATACGGCTTTTCGCTTTCGCAGCATTCTCTGATAATCTGCAATATTTCGTATTCGCTCTTATCTTTCACAGCGCTGACAGGAAAGTCCGTGCCGAATACGCAGATATATCGCATAATCCAGTAATACATATTACTCACCCCCTTTGCCGCCATCCGCTTGTCCTTGTTGGCCAAAGTCACCATATATGTCGTTTTTGGCGTTTGATTCTTCTTCTTCCTTATTTATTTGATTTTCTTCGTCCTCTGCGTTCTGGACGAACGGGTGATTTTTGATAATTGTTTTTTTCGATATGATCCCTGTAGACTTGCTGCACATGTCTACTAATTCAGAATCGTTTCTAATAGACGTACGTGTCCACGTCTGAATAATACTACTTGTTTGCTGTACGCCTTTATTACGCAATATAGCACGCACGAGCTCGTTAAATCCTAGCCTGAACTCTGTCTCCATCATTCCTGATTTGAGCTCTAGCAGCGCATACAAGAATTTCATCGCTTCGCCGCTTGTAGCATCCAGTCCTTGTTGCTGCGGGTCAATGCCTTGTCCCATATCGAATATTGATTTACGTGTCAAATCAAGCATTTTGTCACGTGCTTCGACCGGGATGTCAATCGTTAGCGTAGATACACCGCTTGCATCTCCATTGCCGCAGTTATCCATATTGATCGCTTTGAAGTATTTCATTTCCTTAATGAACTGGCCTAAATCTTCTCCGCCGTAATTCGTCAGAACAAATATAACCTCTTGAATGTCTTCCAAATCGTCCATGAACCCGCTGTACGTCTTGTCATATGCATCTATAAGACCTTTTACGTTGTCTAAATCGCTGGTGCATAAATCGTTGTTGCGGAACGGGATAAACGGCGGTCGTCCGAAATCATGTGTCATCGTGTCTGTCATATCAGCGCTACCATCTTCGTAGTAATACGTGAAGCATTGCCACGGCATAAGCCCTGTGTCTATGTCGTCGGAAGTTTGTTTTCTAAACATCTGGCATTCGGTGCTATTCCAGTATTCGTATATATCCCATTTCCTGCCGTCGTCGGTATAATCTTTGTACACTCTTAGCACCGCCAGCAGCTCATGATCAAGTTTTGACGACCACAGCGGGATTACCTGATCCGACGGAACGACGCCCCATTTAAAGCCGTCATTATCTTGCCAATAGTGTACCCATGCGATTCCTGCGTTCGAAGCATTTACCGCAAGGTCTTTGCATCGCTTCGCATAAGCGTCTCCAAGCGCATCGGTTATCGCTTTGTTTTGTACGTCGTTTTTCACGTCGAATGTAGGTGGCGCCGTAAACATATACGCAACTTTCTGATTAACTAAAAGACTGTAAAAGCTATGCGGAATGCGATTGTCGGCAGTACGCAGCGGATTCTCTGTACCGTCTGTGTCCTTTTTCGGTACTCGGAACATGATATCGTTCTGCACACGGTAGTACCGTTCAGCAACGCTGGCGCGCTCCGCAAAAATACCATGGCCGCTAATGTGCTTCTTGATTATATTTTTTGCCGTCTCTAAATCCATTGGCATTCTATCACCTCATAATATGTAAGCGCGCTCTTGGCATTGCTCGTTCCATAGCGTAGCGCGTAGCATCAATAGCATGATTATCTTTGTCCGGATACGCTGATATAAATTGTCCGTATCTGTTGCGTTCGTATTCATAAGAAACAAACTCGCGGTATGTATTCGGGCATCTTCGCTTATCAATATATATATGCGCTCGTTCTTGCAGCCACTTGATCCCGTGGTCTACGCTATCCGGGCCCTTTCTTGCGCCGGTAACGTTAAGCCCTATTTCACGCAGTTCTGCAATACTTTTCGGTTCAGCACTGTCTGCTGTGATGCGGCGCGTTTTCGCTTTTTTTGATATGATCCCGGCCGCTTTTCGGTTGCTTAGTTTCTGCTGATACGTTTCATCATAGATATATAACGCTTCGTGTTTTGCGTCATAGTGTATCGCTACATATGCCAGCGGATCTACTGCAAACCCGAAGTCGAGACCGTCGTATAGTCTGTCGAACTGGCTTATTTGATCATCACTCATAGCCATTTCTGATACATTCTCAAATACTGCGCCGCCGGTTCCGGTTACTTCCCCTAGGTATTCATGGTTATACAGTGTTTCGCTCTTTGCTTTTAGCTTTTCAGCTTCCATGATGAACTGATCGCCGAGCCATTCGCGTGGTACATCTAAGTACGTCGAATGATGCACAAGTCTGTCATTGTCGTCAATGAGTATTTCTTCATTAACCCAGTTATTACGGCTCTTCGGCGGATTGTATGTGCCGAATACCCAGTATTCAGATCCGCCACGTAACAGTGATTGAAACAGGTTGCGGATCTCTTCCATGCCGCTGAATTGGTCCAGTTCTTCCAGCCATACGATCCCGACATACCCAAACGGCAGCTTAATCGACTTGACTTTCGTAGGATCGTCAACGCCGAAAAACAATATTTTCTGGCCGGTTGGCTTGTACGTTATCTCGTGCGGCGATGTCTTACATCTGAACAAGTCAGTAACCCCAAGCTTATCTATTCCCCACTGCACCTGCGGATACACGCTGTTTTTAATGGTATTCCCTACTTTTCGCAGAACCACCGCATGGCACTGTGGGTGTTGCATAAGCAGTACCGGTACTTCTACGCCGCCAATAAATGACGACTTAGTAGAACCACGGCCGCCGGCCAGGAAGTAGTACGTATGCTTATGATTTTGTGCATCCCAGAACACGCTGTCGAATGCCGGAGATACGATTTTAGCGATATTAATCATTTTCATTTTTATCTCCTCTTTTGAAATCAAAAACGACGGCATCTTCATCGGGTCCGTCGCTTTTCATTGCTTCTACCTCGGCTCTCATCTTTTCTATCCGAAGCTGTTGCTCTTCGTCTGCATTCCCGGCTCTGCACATTTCTTCATACTGCTTGATCATGTTGTTGAGCGTCCCCATAGCCCGTGACTGTGCCCGTAAGAACGCCTCCTGCTTTTCGTAAGCTTCTGTATACTGATATGCAGTAGAATCTTCTGATAACATGACGATACGCTCCGTAACATCATCAGAGTCTTTTACGTACATGATTTTCTGTGCTCGTATGATTGCTGCATACTTGATACATATGTTGTCCCATAAAATATCAATCGCCGGCTTGTCTTCTATTGCTTGCACGATTTCTTCTGTTTCTTTCGGCAGGTACTTGGCAAATAATCCATGCGTTACCGCTTTATGATTATGCACCGGCCCGCCTTTCCCGTTTGTATTAAAAAAGGGTGCACCCTTTTTTACCGGTGCACCCTTTTCCCGTTTCCACTTGTGTCTTTGTTTCCAAGACTTAACCGTGTTTATAGAAACGTTATGTTTTTTCGCTATATCGGCATACTTCATGCCTTTTATATAGTCGTTGTACGCTTTTTCTTGCGTAGTCATTGCATAATCACCCAAGCCCTCGTTGCTGGTTTTGAAATTTAAAAGCCACCGGTATGCACCCGATGGCCTTATCTATATTTCTACTCTATAAGTATACCACGAATCTCTTGTCTAAACCTGCTACAAATCTGCTATAAATCTGTCCAAATCTGCTACAAGAAAAAAGTTATCCACAATTTATTTTCAGGTCCATTTGTACTGGTATGTCTCCTGGACCAAATATCATGCTTGCCAATATATCCAGCACTTTCTCGCTGCGCTTCCGGCAGTATCCTTCCGAGCAGTGCGCTTCTCTTGCCGTCGATGCCCACGAGAAGCCTTCTACATACTTTCCTAGTATAATTGCTCTGTCGGTTGTCGTAAGCGCGTCTAATGAACGATTTAACCTGTTCATGTACGGCTCTATTCTGTTTATCTCTGCTTTCATCGCTTCTATCCGTTTTTCCATGGATTCTTTTGCAAAATACTCACGCTCCTGCGGGCTTGTGTTGTCACCGCCACCGCCCGGGGAAAACGATAAAGACGGAACTTTCGGCGCAGCATTTAGAGATATGCGGCACTCGCAATCTGCGATATCTGCTTTCACGTTGCTGATATACGTCGTTATCTCACGATACTGTATCAGATATTTTTTCACCGCATCTATTTTTTCATGCTCCATCTTTATCTCCTCCGTACAAACATTATTCACCGTAAATCAAAAGCTGTCCGTTTACTTTTTCATACTCATCAAGAACCGGGAATTCTATCCCACATTCTGTGTTCATGCATTTCATGAACTCGAATATGCTTACTTCTTTTTTGCTGATGAGCCACGCATAATCAGCGATCTTTTTCTGTATGTCGTGGATCCGTTTTTTCCGAAATCCATAGTCGCGATATAGTTCATACAGTACTACGATTAGAATCCCGCAGAGCATGTCGCGAACTTTTATACGAAGCTCCATGTCTTTTGATTTGTTCGTCATCGCGCGTTCTAACTTATCAGCAATGTCATACATACCGATTCGATTAAGGCCGTTGTTTTCAAGCGTTTCCTGCCACTTAAAAATAAAACCTTCTTCGTTTTTGTCCAGCTTGTCCCATTCGTCGTTCATTTTTGCAAACCTGCGGCGTCCAAATCCGTGCATGTCATGCAGCGCTTGCAAAATCAACGTTCCCATCCAATCTATCGCGCACTCTGCGCCCGTGCTTACTAGCAGCTTATGATGCTGCCGCGCTTGCTTTTCTATAGCTTTTGAAATGTCATGCATTTCTTTCTCCTTTTTTCATTATACTTTTTCATTTTGCTGTAATTAGACTGCGGCTGTTTTATACCCGTATATGTACCAATGTCTTTCCATTTTGTATTTACTTTTAGCAAATCTTCGATGGCTTCGCAAACATATTTCCAGCGATCTTTTTTACATATGTGTCCGAATTTATACATGTCGAAGCAATCTTCTGCCATCATTGATCCATCGCTATATATAGCGATGGCTAACGCTCCCCAGCAGTCGACGTGGAGCGTATCATTAACAGCATTATACATAACGCTCACTCCTTATGTTTTTTATTTAACCATTTCAAAATACCTCGTGTACATCCATGTGTTGCACAATCTTCTTTGTAATGTTTGTAAGCACACATGTCACATCTTTTATAATTTGCAATCCACCATGCCAATCTTTCCATCCATTGAGAATCTACAACTTTAGAAAATATTTCTTTTTTATGGAGCTTATCGTCTTTCTCTTTCTTAGCAATCTTTTTATCCAATCTATAGAAAGCAATACATTTTCCAATAACTTTATCGAATTTATCTTTATTGCTACATGTAGCTTTTGCTTCAATTCCGTTATACATAGCGGTTACGGTTTTATCTTTAATCTTAAAATCAACAGTGAATGGTGTAAAGTTATATAAAAATGGAACTAGGGAAGTATTACCGCTTTCAAATAGCCGATTAGCAGTACAATTGGAGTATGCGACGACTACACTGTTGGGTGGATATGGTATAGCAATGCCAATACCACGATCGGGATGTTCCATATCGAACACGCATTGACGGTGTGTGATATCTGAAGCCATCATACCTTCGGGCTTATTATTTTTCTTAGTAGTGTGGTATGGTCTAAGAAATGCTGTATTACGTCTAGCCGTACAATTGTTAAAGTAAACTATATCATCACCGTTAAACTTAACAGTAACTATTTTATGCTGACAATCTTTAGAGACAACACGACCACATCCTACTTTACTATCTATTTCATCTGTAACATTCATATTAACTTTAATGTCTTCAAATTTCATTATTCGTCAATCCTTTCGTAGTAATGCAAATTCTGTTTACAAACGCTTACCATTGCCATTGATTTTCGCTAGTTGACATAAGATCATTTAACAACAATCTATATCTACGTAGCTTTTCTTTGTTGTGCGGATCGTAAATAATACAATTTTCTTTTCTATGACATTAGCATTCAGTTTGATATTTTTCTTGCTTAGCTAATTCAATTAGATATTCGTGAAACAAATATTCTATTAAATTATATCTAGTCATTCTTCATCATCTCCCGTTTGACGAATCCATTCTTTCGTACTCGATATATCATCACATGCTGGACATATTTTGCAAAATTCGCATATATCACCAGTTGCTTCATATAATTCGTCAGACATGTCAATAAGTGAACTGATAAGTAAATCAAGTCTCTTTTCGTTTACAAGTATACGGCCATCGTTTACGTCCATCATTTTGTCACCACCAGTTTGACTTACTTCCCAATTGTAAACTGGGCATCCGATTGCGCATGCATATCCATCGGAAAATGAACAACCATGACAATCGTTTTTATTCTTGCAATAATCAATCAGTTTGACGGCGTAATCAACCGCTTTCACATCTTCCGTCACTGGCAGTTCCCCCTCAACTTCTCGTAACATCATGCTATCGTCTCCGTTTCTTGATCTTGCACTTCACTGACACGACGTATGCAGATAAGTCTGCGGCCGCTTTTTTGTTGTACTTCTTTTTCGCTTCATGTGCTGCGATCTCTTCCGGTGTTAGCTTACGGGTATGTACCGGACCCGGTGCGTACTGATTTTTGTCCATTATTTCACCTCATTGTCGATTAAGTATTTTGTCCAGCATGCTTTGCAGTTTACGCCGCGGCAATATACTTCCGGTGGACACATTGTGTCCGCTATTTTTACAAGTTCTTTTTCATCCGCTGTCGCGAACGCTTTACGTAGATCCGTTGAGCTGTTCATACCTGCTCCTTTACCATTCAATAGCAATCTGCTTTCCGTTGCTCGCTACTTTATACCCGCATCCGGCCATTGCTTCGCTTATAGATTCGTCTACAGAATCTATACCGGTGCTGCGAATGACTACGTATCTCATGCCATTTTCGCAAGCCTTGTCTATTTTTTCTCTGATTCTTTTCATGCTTACGTCAATGCTTTTTTCTGTACTGTTTTTCATTTTCTCTATCCTTTTTTACGTTATTTCTACAAAATTTACATCCGGGTACTTGTACAGCAGCAGCTTCCTGCGCAGTACGTAGTCACGAGTTTTGAAGCCCTTGCATTCAATTATTTCAATTCGTCCGTCGCTGTACGTAACTTTGAAATCTGCTTTGTACGTTATCGCCCGTTCTCTTTTCCCGGCATGCGTGAATCCTGGCTGTAACTCAAACTGCGGCTGTAATTCTATCGTCTTTACTTCTCCTGCCTGCTGCAAGATAAGCAGCTGCTCGTACTCTTTCAGTTCTTTCTTGCTGTCCCACGTCCGGCCGTACTTATCGATGCGTTTTGCATGATACTTAGATTTGTTCCGCATCGGTTTTACTGAAGCATGGATAGATTTTGCACGCTGCTTCATGAATTCTTGATACTCTTCTTCTGTCCAGCTCAATTCCAGCCTCCTTAATAGTTGCTTGATTTTTTGTGATTTTCTTGCACTGCGTACAGCTTGCGATACAGCTGCCGTACTTGCGCAGTATCCGGAACCATTTCGTTGCTTTTCCAGTACAACGCTGACAGCAATATTTTCATCTCTTCTGCGCTAAAATCAACGTGAATTATTTTTTTGAACGCTTCATACGGCGTTGTATCCGTATAGTGTTCGTGATTTCTTCTGCCCATTTTTCACCTCGTTCCCGCTAGAACGGGATATCTTCATTGCTTGCTTCGGATCCCATTTTGTCGAACCCATTTGGTTCTGTTTTATCTTTCTTTTCTGTTTTTAGCTGCAGCAGCACGTTATCTGCGATAATTTCTACACGCTGTTTTTTTTCGCCGTCGCTGTCAGTCCATTTGTTAACGTGCAGCTTGCCGATTACACACACGCCAGTACCTTTGTGTACTTGATCCGCTGCTAGTTCTGCTGTCATCTTGAAACACGTTACCGGATACCAATCCGGGTCTTTGTAGCTTCCGTCTTGGTTCTTGCCGTTGCTCACAGCAACGCTGAACGAAGTTACAGCTGCGCCGCTTTTGCTGAATCTAACGTCCGGTTCTTTACCGACGTTTCCAATTATTGTTACTTGATTATTCCACATTTTTTGTCTCCTTTTACAGTATTACCCACAGGCTCACATCGCCTGTTTTCTTGTTTAGTTGGAACCCCATCGGATTTCCGTCCATTCGCATCCCGAGAGACACCCCCTCTTCAAATACGTCATAGTTCTTCTCAATAAGTTCATCAGCCATGTCCGGAAATTTTCGTTTCGCAAAATCAACTATTTTTTTCGACATTGCCGGATGATATTCTCCGCTCTTTTGCTTGCGATGTTTTTCTTGCGCTTCATTGATGATTCTTTGTATACGCTCCCGGGCATCCGGATTTTCTATATCTGATCCCGGCAATGCTTTATATTCCGGAATCGCGTTCTTTCGAGATGATATGACTTTGCGTATCGTTGACATGCTCGGCAGCGTTTCGCATTCTATAACGCACTTTTCAACAGCTTTCATCACGTCCGCATCATCTGCATTGCGGAATATAGCTAGCATCATAGCTGTCATTTCTCTTGCATGCGTTCCTTCCAGCTTCCATGCATCATTCGGATATGATCCCCGCAATATCATCAACACCTTTTTTGCTGTGTTTCCGGTCATACTCTTCGCACATCCTTCCCAGCTCTGCATCTGATTCCTGCAAACGCTCTTCTCTTGTTACATAGCGTCCAGCGTTGCTTTTTTTATGTTGAGACTCGTACTTGTCAACAACCCATGACAGAATTGCTCGATAATCGTTTTTGTATTTCTTCCCGGAAGATCCTTTGTAATTATCGAGCATTTCTACCATGTCGGCCGTCTGTTCTTCACCGAATCGTTGGACGAGCGTATCATGCTCGTGCGATGTCATTCGGACGAACTCTGCATAATGTTCTGTAACGCGTTTTTCTTTTTTACTTTCTTTCTTACCTAGTCTAGTCTTGTCTAGTCTAGGTATGGTATCGGTTACTTGGTCGGTTACTTGGTCGGTTACTTGGTCGGTTACTTGGTCGGTTACTTGGTCGCATTGCTTGCCGTTTTGGATAGCAAACGGAATTATTTGATATATTGTTGACTGCTGACCTTTTCGGACTTGATAATCAATCAGACCGCATTGCTTGAGTTGGTTTCTTGCTCTGTGTATCGCTTGTACAGACATATGTGTATGAACTGCTATGACCATATTAGCCGCATTGAATGACGGTTTCCATCCGCATTGATTGTTAAGGTGCATCAATGCGTACCATAGTGTAATCGCGGATGCAGAAACATCATTGTATTGCAGCCAATTGTGGAAAGCATTCATTTCGTCAATGTACTTCATCAAGTCACCTTCTCCCGTGCCATTGTTCACCGTATATACTGGCAAGGTAGTCCCTACATTTTTTTCTAAGCTTAGCAACGTTTCCGAAGTGTCTTTCTTGATGACACTGATAGCAGAGCGTAACTCCAAGCTCCATGCAATCGCTTTTTACTCCGTTTCGTTCATGATGAAACTTCTCTCCGTTTGGCACGTATCTGCCGCAAGCAATGCACATGTTACCGTCGCGTTCGTGTATCGCGTTGTTTAGATCTTTTAGCTTTTTACCGCTAATTCTCATTGCTACGTCCCCATTCAATCTTTATATCCTCTTGAATCATCCTTAATTGAAGCTTCAAGACGTTTATTTTTTCATACGTAGCTTTTAACAGCTCCCGTTCAGTATCTCGTGTAAATCTCAATTCCGCGACTTCTTGATCACCGCGAGTTACATCTTGTATGATACTTACTGGATACCCGCACTGCTTGAGTTCAAGAGTGCGGCGAGAAAGAGAGATTTTATACTCTCTTTCCGCTACTGCTAACCTTCTGCCATACGTCGGCAGGTAATCAGCCGTTGTATCAAGCTCTTTCATTAGCCTATTGCGCTCTGTAATTAAGTCTGTCATATCAGCTCACCGGCATGTTATCAAGAAGCTCATCAATGTTATCATATAAGTATTTGCACTGATCGAGCGTTAAATTAGCGCTACTGTCAACTTCAAAATGCTTTTTGATGAGCAGCGGCAAATCGTTTATCCGGCTTTTCGCTTTAGCTTTATTAGCTATAGCCATCAAGTATTGACGCTTATCTGTCGTCGTATGATTTGTCTTGGTCTTTTCGCATGCTGGTTGATTATCGTGTTTATTTGAAAAGTCGCTGTCTTTCGTATCATCTATGCAAAACATACCGTTAAGAGCATATTTCCTTGCGTAACTGGATACGCTGCCGGTAACCTGGCTTTCATCCATTCCTTTTTTACTTTCCACTTCTCTTGCATATGCGGTAACGGACTTGCTTTCACCGCTTACAGCGTCTGTTACCAACACTTCTGCGCATACATAGTATCTGTCCCCAACTTGCTTGATGCTGTCGCTTATCGTAAGCAGTAAGCCGTTTTTAGCACACAACGGCTTGACACATTCGAGTATGTCTTCACAGCTTCGGTAGTGATATTTACCAAAACTATTGTATTGATTTTTTGGTGCTTTCAGCTTTTCTTGTACAGCAATTATCTTTTCTAAAATGCCAGTTGTCTTTTCTGCCATTGTCTTTCACCTCACATCACATCGAATAGATAGCCGAGAAAATCAAGTGTGTTGTATAGCTCTTCAAGCTTGCTTTTCGGGACACCGTAAACCACAAGTCTAACGTCCATTTTTTCCGGATCGTCATTAACAGGTGGCTTGCTAATATCATCCGTTTGTATTTTTTCGACAGCGTTTACAGCAGTAACATCTTCTTTTGTAACCGTCACCGGTTCTTCAACGACTACCGGTTCTTCAACGACCTCCGTTTTAATAACTGCAGTATCTTCGATTTCTTTTTGTTTTGCAGCATCATTCTCAATTGCTGCTTTTATTTCTGCTAACGGTGTTTCTGCATCCATATGTAAGTACTGATCAGGTAATATGGGCGTCTTAAGTTTGTATTTATAGCTTGCCATTTCCGCCGATACAGAAATCATTTCTTCTCGTTCTTTTTTCATTTTTTCTCGTTCATCGTCAAGTTTTTGAATAGCAAGAACGGAAGCAATTTCTTTATCTATCGCAATTGTTGTGTCTGACCATTTTTGTGTTTTGTTGAACCATTTCTTGTCGTTATTTATTTGCGCCCAATATTCAACTCGTAATCCAGCCGCAGCTGCCTTAGAACAAATCTCATCATCGATTTGTTTGCTAAGATTGCTGCAACGTTCATCTTCGTACCGCTGCAGCTGCGTCCGAAGCGGACGTTCAACTCCGTCGATAATCATCGACAGCGTTTCACATTGATCTTTAAACAATCTAAGTGGCTTGTTAATTTCGCTTTTACCCGCTTTTTCAAATTTAGAGAACGTAGTTCTAAGCTTTACGACATCACGTAAAACCTTTTGCATTTCTTCCTCGTTCTCGTCTGTAACTACGAGGTTCTTGTATTTTTCGGTTACTGCGTTCATGTAACCTTTCATTTCTTCAAAATTCCATACAATCCCCGTCGGTTTGGTCGTGATAACTGGATCTATTTGAACCACGCTCGGCATTTTTACTGTTTCCATTTAAAAAGCACCTCATTTGTGATATAATAATAAATAATATTTTTTGCTTTGCCGCTTTGAGTGTGTCCTCACTCGAACGGCTTTTTTTAATGTACGATTAACCCGTTCACGTACATTACCCATAGCACGCCAGCTACAGATAGCAATAGGCATACTAAAATAATCACTGCGCTAAAAAGATTGTCCGCATCCTGCTGCAAGTCTAACGTGTATTGCAGCATGCGCTGTCTTTGCTCATCTGACATCTTGTTTTGTTGACCGTGGTTACTGTTTATCCACGGCGCTAATTCCTCTTCTTTCATTGCTTCACCTCCTTCAGCTTATCTTCTTTGATATCTTCAACACCGCCGGTGCAAAAGATACCAATATTAATAGCAGATGATGTTGATGTATTCATCATATCCACCTCCGGGCCGCACGCCTGTCTACTTTAAGTAGATTTGTTAGTTAAAAAAAATTTCGTCATATCTAAAATTTAAAAAAGACGATATCGTTTTAGCTTGAGCAATGGTTGTATCATCCGGGTTTTCTTCAATTTTTCTGTATGTTTGCACATGAACGCCCAACTGTTCGGCCATTTCTTCTTGCGTTTTTTCACGCATCAATCTAGCTTGCTTTAACGTAAGAGAATACATATTGTGTCACCTCCCAACCTTTAACTATAATATACTCTACTTTCGGTAGAGTGTCAACTACTAAAAGTAGAATTTTATATAATTTATGTTGATTTTTTTCTACTTTTAGTGTATTATATGTTTATAGGGAGTGATTCTCGTGGGAATTAAAGAAAATATAAAAATTTTACGATCAAAATATGGGCTATCGCAAAAAGAGCTAGCTAAAATAGCCGGTGTGTCGGACAAAGCAGTATCTACCTGGGAAACAGGGGAAAAAGAACCAAGAATGGGATCCATACAAAAAATGGCTGATCATTTCGGAATTAAAAAAAGTAATATCATTGAAGATGGCGGAATGGATGACACAGCATATTATGTTGATCCGGAAATAGCTGCTCTAGCTGAAGAGTTTCGTACTAATCCGGATATTCGCATATTGTTTAACGCAAGCAAGGATTTATCAAAAGAAGATATGAAATTTGTTTTGGATATGGTAAACAGGCTCAAAGAAAAGGAACACGAATGAATATTATTCTGACTTACAAGAAAATGCCTATTTCAGTACGTGCTTTTACAAGTGCTAACTTAGACGGTACTTATACTATCTTTGTTAACACGCTGTACGAGTACGAAAGTCAATATAAAGCAGTCTTGCACGAAGTGCAGCACATATACAAAAAAGACATGTATTCTGAAAAAGATGCAGATTTACTAGAATATTTAATGACTAAGCGAGATAATGATGTTGACTTAGATATTGTCGATATTAATGAATTTGTTGTTTGAGAAGGAGTGTATACTATGAAAATTTTAATGAAAAATGAACACACTGGAGAAGTAAGAGAATGCTCTACTGGTTTCTCGTGGGCGGGGCTACTTACCAGCATCATCGTTGTGTTTTGGCGTGGTGATACCCGCTGGGGCGTATTAGGTTTAGTAATAATATTGCTCACTTTACCTACAGGGCTTCCTGTTGGCCTAGGGGTAAACGCGGTTGTTGCTCTTATGTATAACGATTTCCATATATCTAGATTGTATAAAAAGGGATTCAGGCCAGTTAATTATCAAGATAATTTGTATATAGACAATGTTCTAAAAAAATATAACATCGCTAAAATATAGAATATATTTGAATTGTTACGCTTTTAAGAAATCAATAAATTACCAGTGCAAATTCTAGAAAAAGCGGTTGAACCGCGGCGTAAGTTTTAAAATTATAATATAAAAAGGCAGGAGCTGTTTGTATGAATGAATTCGAAATAAAAGAAAGTTGGTATTTAAGAAATATTACTATAGGAATTTTATTATTAATTTGTTCAATGGTTCCATTTGCTGCAATTCTCTGTATCCCATTGATATTTTTAAAGGGAAAGAGATCCCAGCATCAGCTAGAAGAAAAAATCGTACTAGCCAACACAAAGGCAAATGAAATTTTAAAAGAGGCCCAAGAAAAACTATCTGCGTTAAACAAGGATATTGAAAATAAAGAAACATTAAAATCAACCATCATTGCAGATGCAACTGCAAATGCGGACAATTTAATTACTGATAAAAAGCAAGAACTTGAGCTCTTAACAAATAAAATTTCCGACAAAGAACATATCATGAGTGATATCATTAAAACCGCAAAATCAGAAGCTGCTAATCAGATTCAGTTACTAAAATCAGAATTGGACAATTTAACTCATACAAAAGAGCAATTAATTGCGGAAATTGCGTCTAAAAAAAGTAAGTTAGTAGAATTAAATGAAGAGACTTTAATGCAAGATTTTGCATTATATGAACCCATGTATGATTTTATAAATTCTGAAAATTATAAATTTAAATTAGATGAAATCCGTGACAGCCAAAAAAACATGATAAAAAATAACGACGCTGCTACAGGAAATGTTGATTGGACTGTCAATGGTAGTAAAACTGAAGGCCGCAAAATGGTTCGTGATACACAAAAGCTATTGTTGCGTGCATTCAATAGCGAGTGTGAACATGTAACCGGTAAGGTGAAGTACAATAATTTCGATTCTTGTAAAAAACGTATTACAAATTCTTATAGCGCTATTTCTAAGCTTGGAAGAATTATGAACATTTCTATTAACCCTCAATATTACAATTCAAAAATAGAAGAACTCCACCTAGCCCTTGAATATCAGCTCAAAAAGCAAGAAGAAAAAGAGCATCAACGCGAACTACGTGAACAGGCTCGTGAAGAAGCAAGGTTAAAACACGAAATAGCCGAAGCACGGAAAAAAATATCAAAGGAAAAAATACAATACTCTACCGCTTTAGAATCAGCAAAAAAACAGTTGACTACTGTAGCTGATGAATCAGAAAAATCAGCGCTTATTGATAAGATAAATGAATTGCAATCACATTTATCTGAAGTAGATAAAAATATGATTGATATTGATTACCGTGAATCCAACCAAAAAGCTGGATATGTCTATGTTATTTCTAATATTGGATCATTCGGACCAGATGTGTATAAAATTGGGATGACTCGTCGTTTAGATCCTATGGAACGAATATATGAACTTAGTGATGCTTCTGTTCCGTTTAACTTCGATGTTCACACTATGATTTTCAGTGATGATGCTCCTAAATTAGAAGCCGCACTTCATAATGCTTTTGAAGATAAAAAGATTAATATGGTAAATACCCGTCGTGAATTTTTTAAGGTTAAGCTAGATGAAATAGAAACAACTATAAAAGAAAATTTTGATGGTACGGTCGAATTCACTAAACTACCAGAAGCAGAACAATATCGTGAAAGTTTAAAAATAAAAGGAATGGTTTCTGCTTAAGACCATTAAAATATACTTTATTGTTCTTAATATATAAATAAAAAAATCCCGCCCCGGCTGCCACCGGAAACGGGAACGCGAATAAAATAAAACCTTGGGGGTTTTGCTATAATCCGCACATTCATTATAGCAGAATCTATATACTCCGGCAACCGCACGCAGGAAGGATTCTATAATGGACAAAAATAAAGCGGCTATATATTGCCGCGTGTCTACTATGTATCAAGTAGACAAAGATTCGCTGCCGGTGCAAAAAGAAGCACTGATTGCATACGCGCAGCATGTGCTCGGCATTCAATCGTATGAGATATTTTCAGACGCTGGGTATTCCGGAAAAAACACCGACCGGCCAGCGTATCAAGACATGATTAGTCGCTGTAGAATGCATGAGTTTTCTCATATACTCGTCTATAAGATAGACCGCATCAGCCGTAATCTGCTTGACTTTGCGGCTATGTATGACGAGCTGAAAAAGCTACATGTTATTTTCATATCACGTAATGAACAATTTGACACCTCGTCGGCCATCGGCGAAGCTATGCTCAAGATAATACTAGTATTCGCAGAGCTGGAACGTAAGATGACGTCAGAACGCGTCACCGGTGTTATGATTGCTCGGGCTAAAAAAGGATTGTGGAACGGTGCTAGAATGCCGCTTGGTTACGACTGGGACAAAAATACAAAGCTTCCGGTAATCAATCAGCATGAAGCTGACATTGTTCAGCTCATGTTCACATCGTACGCAAGCGGTCAGGGATCCAGCACGATTGCAAACTATTTCAATGATCAGCACGTGACAACGAAGCACGGCGGGCGCTGGACAAGCACAACGGTCCGACATATATTGCAGAATCCCATGTATAAAGGAACTTTGCGATATAATTACCGCACTGCCGGGCGCGGATCCGTAAAACCGGAAGCAGAATGGATCGTCTTAGACGATGTGCTGCCAGCAATCGTATCAAAAAAAATATGGGATGACGTGCAAAATAAATTTAAAAAAACGCCGCGATCAGAACACAAGCAGCTGCATGATCATCCCCTATCTGGTCTTATATACTGCCAGTGCGGCAGCAAATGCTATGCTCGTAAGGACAAGGCACGCAAGTCCGGGCTGCGTCCGAGCGTATATTATTGTATATCACGCATGCACCACTGGGGATGTACGTATACATACCAATACGGTGACGTGACGCTAATCCCTTCCCTATTCACGTATATACAGAACATGCTGTACATACAAGACCACCAGGGAACATATAACACCCCGGAATCCATGGAACCCCGGCTGGCTGCTGGTATGAAAATAAAAAGAATCGCGAACGTGGATGAAATATTTAACGCGTTCACGCGATCACACCGTGTCGACTACCGTCCAGAACCGCTTCAAGTAATAGCGCCGCAGAACAATGATCGCGATCGCGAACGAATCGAAAGAGCGCTAAGCCGTCTGAAAGAGCTGTACTTGTACGGCGACGAAGCAATCACAAGAGACGAGTACGTAGCAGAAAAGCAAAAGCTTGTAAATAAGCTAAAATCAGCTCCTAGACGCGCGCCGGAAAAAGACACGACGCATTTATCTATTACAATCAAAAGTAAAGCCCTGGGGGGCATTTTGATGAGCCACGAGCCAATAACGTATGCAAGATTGCTTACAGCTGTCGATGATCGCACTGTACATGATTTTTTAAAAGCAATTATACGCCGCATCGACACAAGCAAAAACGGGATATCTTCTATCACGTTCGCAAACGGCATCAAACATGAATTTATATACTGAAACATAAAACGGGAAATAGCCGCTGCATATAGTTGCAACGGCTATTTTTGAAAACAAGAATTTATTTTTCAAGATTGAGATATGGCCATTCGTAGCCAATCACATTGTCAGATACTGCGATTCATCGGGCATCCATAGGTTTGTATAAAATAGAACCGATTTCCAAGTGCATCCATTGTATATTCTCTCCGTTTATTGCGTATAGTATAGTACCATATAATTGATTTATAGTTTTACACTATAGTTTACCACA